GACGCCTCAGCAGAGCCAAAGAACGCATCGACCTGCGCCGCCGCGGCCCCGGTTTTATCCACGGTCCCGGTGAACCCGGCAGCCGGAGAACAGGTGATCCGACAGGCCGAAGGAAATTTGCCCTGCCCATTCATACCCGCACTGGTCGAATAGGGATCAGGCAAAGAATTGGACCCCGGAATATCCATCAGGACCTGGCACCGAAAGGTGACCCGGAGCCCGCGCGCATTCAGCTCTTTGATGGCTTGGGCGATCGAGGTGTCGTTTGGCGTGCCCCCGAACACTGGCAGCCCGTCGGCATTCGCAGTCACGACCTCCGCCTCGTCCCAGGCGACGCCGCTCACGCGCCATTTTTCCGGCCTTGATCGATATACACCCTGCTCCACCCGAGGCCGGATTTCACACGCGCCCGCCCGCAGATCGTCGCCGAACCAGGACGCAACCAGGGTCACCGCCTCGAGGTTTGGAACCGCCGCCTGCAGATTGTCGATCGAAACCAGGAAGTCTGCCCGATCCGAGATGGCGTGCACATTCTGCGTCGTCTCGTTGCCATCAGCCCCGCGCCGATACGCCACCGTTGCATAGCAGAATTCGCCCGCACCGGGCAGGATGGCGACGGATCGAACCATCGTCTCCGCACCGCCCGCCTCTTCGATCGTCCGGAACACCTCGAACGACAGCTGAGGCAGCCGATTGCCGTGGTCCTGCAGCGCCATGTCGTCAAACATCACGTAGGCCGTGCCCCGAAAGGCCGGCGCGCGGTCCGCGCCCATCTTCGAGGTCATGACCGGGTCAGGCGTCTGGGTTTCCGAGCCGGGATACCAGCGCAGCGTGATGGCGGAGGTGTCCAGCAATTTGCCGTCTGCCCAGACCCGACCGAGGCCGGTGATTTCACCCTCGCACAGCGCGACCGCAAACGAGGCGTAGTAGAGGTACTCGGTCGTCTCGGTCTTGGGGCCGCCGCCGCCCTTGCCCCCGCCGCTGGTGGTCGTGGTCTCTTCGCGGAAATCCGTGGCCCAGATCAGCTGACCGCCTAGGCGCATCCGCCCAAAGACCCGCGCCATCACCGCGCCCTCGGTCGCCGAAGTGATTCGCAAGGTGTCGAGCCGCGGCCCCTCGATGCGCTGGGTCGGCGCGAGGGATGAGATGATCCAGCTGTCGACGGCAGACCCGATGGTGGAGCCGACGAACCCGCCGATCGTCGCCGCGCTCACACCCAGGATAGCACCGCCAAGGCTGCCACCAATAGCCGTGCCGACAGCACCAAGAACAAGCGTCGCCATTGCTCAGACCCTTACCGATCAGGAAATTGGAAAACGAAGGCGATGCGCCGCCGCCAAGTTTCAGAGAGCGATTCCTCGATCACCCCCAAACGCTCGTAGGCATGCACGAAGGTGCCATCTCGCGTGAGGATGCCGATGTGTTTGGCGATCGCGCGCGGCATCATCCGGAACACCAGCATATCGCCAGGACCGGCCTCCGCAGGCAGGACCTCCGGCATGACGCCCCGGGCACTTTCGGCGATGACCTCGTGCGCACCGGTCTCGCCCCAATCCCGACTATAGGGTGGCATGGGAAACGGCTCGTCGCCGATCACATCCCGCCAAACCCCGCGCGCCAGACCGAGACAATCGCAGCCGACACCCCGAAGGCTGGCCTGGTCGTGGTACGGCGTCCCGAGCCAAGCCCGAGCCGAAGCAATCACGCGATCAGGATCAGCCGCAGCTCTCACAGCACCCCTCCGGAATGTCCACCGCTCTTCGTGGCAAAGCGGATCACCGCGTCCTGACCGGGAATATTCGGAAACCCTCGGAAATTCGCTACATTCGAAAACTTGGAAGCACAGGTCTCGATGCGCTTGTTGCACCCGGCCCGGATCACGAACGCATCGCCGTCCGCGATCCCCCGAACTGGAGGCTCCAGCAGCTGCACCGTGGCCACGCCGCTCGCCAGGTCATGAGCCGCGACTTCAGCGATCCGGCCCGCGTTCGCACCCTCAGACCACGCGATTGTGCCCAGTGCAAACCAGCCCGACGCGAATGAGGCCAGACCCGAGGTGGTGAAGCCACGATCACCAGTAGGCGCCACGACCACGCCGGAACCGCGATAGGCCGCCGCTTCGATGTTCACGCCGCACCGCGTATCCCCGACGGCAGCATCACACCCAGATTGGTAGGTCCGGCCGAGCGTCTGGCCCAGGACGTGCGCCATCGAGCGCACCTCCGCGACGAAGGAAACCCGGCCGCGCCGGATTTCCCCAATGGAGCCGCGCCGGAGCAGCACCCGCTGCGCGGTATCGGCCCAGTTCACCCGCCAGACCTCGACGTCGGCATTGTCCCACAGCCCGTCCAGAATATCGGTCTCGTTGATCCTGTCGGAGCGCAGCACGCCCTCTGCATCCTGGGAATCCACCGACAGATCAGAGCCGGAGCGGATCTCCGATGCCGTCAGGCCCGCCTCCGGCTCAAAGATCGTCTCGCCAAAGGCCAGCACGCGATCATGATCCGTGAACCCATAGACCACGCCATCGAGGCGCGTGATCCGCCAACACCAGGACAGCGTCGTCGTGCCGTCATCGAGGTGCCCCTGCAGCTGTGGCGAAAGCGACTTCATCGGCAGGTCCCCGTCATCCGGTCATCCGTCGTGGCGATCCACTCCGCCCACGGCGCCGGAACGGCCGTGATCGTTTCCACCGGCGGAAGTGACAGACGCGCCTCCGCATAGGCGAGGCATCCCGCACTACCACCGACCATCGTTGTCGCGCAGCCGGTCAACAGGAGTGCGGCCACGGCCATCGCGCACAGCCTCCCGGCCGGATTCCAAAGCATCCCGCGTTTCCTCATTGGCCTCGCCCTCCGATTTTCGCCGCCCCTCGGCAGCACCGCGCATGAACGCCGTGAAGATGGCAGCGATCATCAACGCGACCGCCACCATCCAGCCCCTGATCCAGCGGAGCATCACCGATCGCCCTCTGCCCATTTTTGCAGACGCTCGCGGACGATCCAAAGAAGGCCCAGCCCGACCAGGCAGGACGCGCCGATCATCATGGCTTGCGCAGTCGGATCCAGTTGACCGACCGCCGTGGCGACACCACCGGCACCGGCAACCGCGGCACCCGCCGCCGCCCGGATGGTGGTGGACTGCGACTTGCTCGTCAGCGTCATGCGCCGCACGCCCAGCATCTGCGCCTCCGGATAGCCGGTCTCGCTGACCTGATCCCGCTGGTTGCCACCAACCACGATGATCCGCGCGCCCTCACGCCGAACGAAAAACGCCACATGACCCGTCCAGCTTTCCGGAGAGCCGCGCCAGAAGATAACAACATCGCCAGCCTCGGCATCGTTCAGATCGACCGGTTTGCCCCAATCGAGGTACGAGCGCGCGGTCAACTTGCGGGTGTGCGGCAGCCCGGAGCGATGCAGCATCGAGCCGACAAAGGCCGCGCACCAGGCGGTGTCGTCCCTCATCGTCGGGAACCCGACATCGTCAAAATACCGGTCGACGACAGGATTGCTGCCCTCAGCCCACTCAAACGTGCCGATCTCGGCGCGCGCCAAATGATACGTCTTGCGCATGAAGTCCTCCTTGATTTTGGAAATTGCCCCGCGTCCGAGGCTAGGGATCAATCAGTCAGCGTGAACGCCGCGCTGAGATGCGTGCTTTGGTCCGAACCCCAATGCCAAGAGGCCAGGAGCCGAAATTCTCTATCGCCATAGGTGGCGCGTAGCTTTTCCAAGGTGCAGATTTCGCTACCGACCCAGATTGGCAGTGGGAGTTCCGCAGCGGAATAGCCGACCCGGTACTGCCAGGCGCCGTCGCCTGTGCAGCCCGGGACTGGTCGCCGCGTATCGTCAAACAGCACTGCCGCATTCCAGGCCGCGAAGAAGAACTCCCCGGGCCCCTCAACTGTCCGCTCCTGGATGACGCAGCCACGGAACTCGACCCCTTGCCAGGGACATCGATCGTCCACGATCGTCAGAGAATGCACCGTGATAGGTGGCGGATTGAGGGCCCGTTGAATGTCAGGCATCGAATAGCCGACCACCGCGCTGAACGCGGCAGCGGTTAGGAAAAATGGTTGCATGATTTGCATCACATGCCCTCCGAGATAAGGCGAACCACATAGCTGGCTGCGCCCATGGCCGCGCCAACGCCGGTGATCATGATCCACCAGATCAGGCGCTCAAGCCGGATCTCGGTGCGCTCCAGGCGCCGCAGCGCGTCCTCAAGGCCAGCCTGTAATCGGCCAAATTCGACACCGCGATCGCGCCAGCGGGCCTCCTGTTCATCTGTCATTTTTAGGCCCAGACTTTCTCAATACATCCGAGCCCACCAAGGCAGGTCCCGCAGCGATCAAACATGCACCAAAGTGAGATTGAAGCCCGCTGACGGCCCGCCCAGAACCTTTGGTGACGTGCCCAGATCGTGGGTGATCGTGACCACAGTGTCCGTCGAGGATGGCGTCCCTGTGCCGTCGTTGAAGTACACAAGGAACGGATCGCCCCCGCCCTGCGGCGGCAAGAGGCCCGTGAGCGTGATCCCGCCCCGGATGCTCGTGGCGTTGTTGAAATTGACGCCCTTGTCCGCCTCGCCCGAAGAAAGGCAGGCGATGACTACGTTCGCGAAGGTTACGTCGTTGATCTCGTCGAACACCATCAGCCAATTGTCGTTGGTCAGGTTCGCACCGGTGATCGTCCAGTTTTCCAACGTCAGCCCATCGACGTGCAGGAAATACATGCCCGTGATGTCATCGACACCTGCAATCGGATTGCCATCAGCAGGCACCGCAGTGGGTCCCGCCGCACCGATGGTCCAATCCTTCAGCAATAGACCCTTGGCCTGCATCCGGCTGCCATTGTGGCTGTTGTGGCGGATATCGAGCCAGCGGTCTTTGATGTTGATCGCGTTCACGTTGCGGATCACGATGTCCCGTATGAACAGGTCGCTGTGGCGCGAATTCTGCTTCATGTTCAGAATGCGCCAGCAGCCGTCGATGGCGAGCCCGTCCACGGTCACATCCCAGCACCCGGGAACGATCGACAGCGCATTTCCATCGTAGCCGATCACCTGGTTGTCCAGGACCTGAATATTTTCATCGAAAATGAACTTGTTGTTGCCGATCCGGATCGCGTCGGTCGCCTCATTCGGATCCAGGTCCGGCGAGACAGCCGCGCTGGTCCGATCTCGCGTGACCAGGTTTCGGCGGATGATGATGCCGGTGTTCCAATTGCCGTGGGTGTCGATCGACGACGATGTGTCGTGTGCGCAGTGATTGTCCTCAGCAACACATCCACCCGAGCTGGACCAGAACTCGATCGAGTGACGACAGCCCTCAATGTAGCTGTTGCGAATGACCGAGTTGCGCTCGCCCTTGCGGAACGAAACGCCGTAGCCCTCGCCAGCGGAGATCGAGCCCGGGCGACCGATGGTCAGATTGTCCATCACATTGCCGTCGCCGGTGTCGAACCGGACCGCCTGGCCGGTGCGCCGGAGGTTGGTCGTCTTGGTCGGATCGGTGTCGAATGTGCAATCGCGGATCAGGCTGTTCACCATGAACCGGCACCAGATGTACTGGTGGTCCCAGGCTGCCGCGCTGCCATGGGCTTTTGCGCCGACGAAGCTGCCGCCGATCAGCGTGAACCCCTCGACCGGATCGACCTTGAAGGCGAAGGCCTGCCAGACCACCAGCTTGTTTTTGCCCAGCGTGCCCACCAGCGTAACCGTATTGCCAGTAATCGCCGCGATCTGGTGCAGCTCCTCATTAATCGCGATCAGCGTGCCACCATAGTCGGCCGGATACGTGATGTCCAAATCGGGGCCAATCTGGTTCGCATCAACGAGGAAATCCATAAACTGGTTGTTCAGATGCCCCGGCAGTTCCGCTGTGCCGACGACCAGCCAGTCACCAACGGAAAGGCCCAGGGCATTGGCCATCACGATCGTGCTGGACCCCGCTGCGGCGTTGTTCTGCAATAGCGAGCCCTGCAGTAGCGTGACAGTCGAGGGATCGGACGTTTCCCAGCTGCCCACCGGGTTGTCCTTTGGGACATCGATCTCAAGCGGATCCTGAACCGTGATGGTCTTCGCGGTTGCGTTGATGCTCGCCACAAAGCAGGTCGTGCGGCTCTCGTCCGGGTGGTAGGATTTGCGCGTCGTGTTCGTGCGGATCTCGATGATTGACCCTGGCACAGCGGCAGACAGCAGCGCCTCCGTATCTGGATCGGGGTCCTTCAGATACAGCTCGGTGTCGCCCGCGCTGGAATCTGCCCCGATCACCGCCTCGCTCGTCATGGCCGGGTCGTTCACCTTCTCGCCCCAGAGGAAGAATTGCCCCCAATAGTCGTCGCCTTCGCCGCGTTCGATCACGTTGCCCGACAGATCAAGCGTGACGTTTTTCGCGCGCGACCTCGGTGCAGGCTGCATCCGGCCCTTCAGATGAATTTCGCCATTGGGGCTGTCCAGGTCCACAATAGCTCCAGTCGGTGCATCATTCGGCAGGACGTTCTGCAAGAACCATTCCAGCGGGACCTCTGCCGAGTTTGAGGCGGTATCGCCCCAGCCGGTCCAGTCCTCCCCGGGGGTGTTGTCCAGATACGGCGGTGTCAAACGATGGTCCGCGAACACATCTGCCCACAGAAACGTCGGCAGTTCCAGCTCCACTGGAGGGTCAACAGGCGGATCAACGGGAGGAACGACTGGAGGTAGAACCACGACCACATCGGCCCGCTTGCGGATTTCCACCAGCGGAATGGACGTGATTGACCCCAGCCGCTCAAAGTTGAGGGTCACATCCAGATCGTCGGAATCGAACCGCACCGGGACATCAAACTGGAAGCCTGCGGTGACCACGAGGCCATTCCCGGGTGCCACAGCAAAGGTAATGAGTCCGGTCGCGGCATCAACAGCCCAGCCGGTCGGCTGATCGACGCTGTCGAAGGCGACCAAAACTGAACCCGTCACGGGCTTTTCAATCGGCCGAGGCCAGGAATGTGAGCCAGACGTGTACAGCTTCTGAAGCTGGAATTCGGTCTGCGTCGCGTTGCCGATACCGATCACCTGATCCGAGGCAGACGGCACCTGCGAGGGAAGACAGGATTTGTAATCGGCCCAATCCTTGAACCGGAACCCGTAAAGCCGACCGTTCCTTGCCTCAAAGAACGCGACCACCGCCGCAAGGTCATCGGCGCGCCGAATGCCATAGGAGCAATCGTAGCGCCGACGGGAGTCGGACCAGCTTGCATTGCGTTCCTCAGCACCCGAGGAGAGTTCGACGATCTGCGTCCGCCGTGACGGGCCACCACGCGCGCCACGGCTGATATCGTCGGGAAACCGCACCTCGTGAAACGCCATCACATATTCCTCCGGCCCATGGCCACCGCCCGCGAAATATCCGCCGCGATCTGCGTGCGGCTTTGGCGGAAGCTCTCGGCATCCCGGGCGTTGATTGTCACATTCACGACGGGCGCAGATGCCTGTTCCTGGCCATAGCCCTGCGCTTCGCGGCGCGAGAGCACCCGTTCGCCCCGTTGCAGGATGGCTGGGACCTCGTCATGGCGAAGGCCCGCAAAACCGGAACTGGACCCGACGCCAGCTATGCCCCCGCTGTGCATCCGGGGCGCATTTGCAAACGCCATCGCCGGAACCATGCGCCCCGGCGCAGGACCACCAACCACACCACCCGCATGAAAGATGCTGGCAAACATCCCGCCCATGTTGCCGAGCGCGCCAGAAAGAGCCTTGGACAGAGGCCCGAGGATGAACTTGCGCGCGCCGATCTTCGCCAGGTCCGCGATCAGTGACGTCGTTAGATCGCGGAACGACAGCTTGCCAGTCTTCACGAATGTATCGATCGTGTTCTCGGCCGACTGGAACGCACCGACCAGTGCATCGCCGATCTGCGCGCCGGTCTCCATCGCGCCCTTCGCGTAATCCGACAGCTTCGCCGAAACGGCCGCCCAGCCGGTCAGCGCCGCCTCCGCGCCCGCCTTGCTGTCACCGCCCGCCGTCTTGCCAGCGGCCCCCGCTGCATTTGCAGACGCGGTGACCTCGTCGAGCGTTTCCTCAAGACGAGCCGCCGGATTGATCGCGTCATCCAGCGCTGACCCAGCACCGGTGACCAGCGCCTTGAGCCGCTCCCACGCGGTCATCGGACCCTGCGCCGCCTGCGCCAGCATATCAGCCGCCTCGCCGTATCCATCGGACCGCCCGCGCGCTGCATCACCCATACCGCTGAACCGGTCCGTGCGACCGAGATATGCGACACCTGCAGCCGCCCGGAACGCATCGCCCGCCGCCGTGCCCGCCTCGGCGGCCGCACCGGTGAACGGATTGGTGACACCGGGCAGATTGACCGGACCGAGCGTGCCGATCGAAATGCCACCTTCACCCGTCGCCCAGTCCGGCAGCAGTTCCAGCGCCGCATTCAGAGCCGTGATGAAGCCGTTGATCCGCGTGATCACCCCGTTGATCATCGACTCAACGCCATCGATCAGCGCATTTGTGGCCTGGAAGGTGAAATCCCCGATTGCCCGCGGCAGCATCGACCAGGTGGCTTTGACCGCATCATAGGCCCCATTGAGCGCACCGACCGTGCTGTTTGCCCAGCGGACAATTGCGTCCGACGTCGCCTGCAGCCCGTCATAGATGGTGGCCTGCATCGCGGCCCAGCCAGACTCGATCCGCGCCCAGGACGCGGAGGCGCTCAGACTGATCCGCTTCCAGCCCTCGGCCGCCACGTCCTTCAGCAACGACATCGCTTCACCAAAGCCACCCGCCGCCTTCACCAGCTTGCCGAACTGGTAGATCAGTTCGCCCGCGCCGACCACGAGCGCACCGATCCCGGTGCGGATCAGCGCGCCGCGCAGGAACACCAGGGCTGTCGCAAGACCACGGACCGACAAGGCAGCCGCTGCCATCCCGGTGACCCAGCGTCCGGCCAGAAAACCCACGAAGGTCCCGGCATAGGTCGTCAGGCGTCCGATATTGTCGAACAGTCCCCGGATCGCAATGCCGAGTGGCCCGGTGCGGTTGGCCATCGCGGACATGGCTTCTGCGACCGCCTCCAGCGCAGGGGCCGCCGCAACGGCCAACTGGTTCGACAGGCCCCGCCAGATCAACCCGAGCCGCGAGATCGCATCGTTGGTGCGTTCGATCTGGTCGGCATCAGCTTCTGAGACGACAACTCCAAAGGCTCGCACGTCCTCGGTTGCCTGGCGCAGCGTGGCCGTATCCACCCGCTGCATCGCAATGAAGGCCCGGTCTCCAAACATCTGGCTGAACAATGCCGCCTGCTCTGAGGCCGAGGCGTTGGCGCGGATGGCCTGCGAGACCGCGTCGATCCGCTGATCAAGCGGCAAGCGCAGCAATGCCTCGGCGTTGAGACCCAAACGCTCGATCGCCTTGGCCGCCGGTCCGCCACCATTCTCCGCAAAAAGCGACAAGCGCCGGGTTAGGCGTGCGGCACCACCCTCGATCTCAGAAAAACGCGCGCCCGATAGTTCGGCGGCGCGCTCCAACACCTGGATGCTTTCCACCGTGGTGCTGAGCGATTGCGCCAGCTTCGCCTGCGCATCGACCACCTGCAGCCCATTGCGCACCATGGCGACCCCGGCCGCCGTAGCAGCGGCGACAGCCGCCGCAGCGGCAATCTTAACGCGCCGTGAGAACGCCGCCATGCGGGCATTCGCGGCCTCCATCTCGCGGCTGAGCCGCCCGAACCCACGGGCACCGGCTTCGCCAACGCCTTCCAGTTCGGCCCGCACCTGTCGTCCGCCGACGGCCCCAAGGCGGACAGAAACGCGTTTTTCAGCCATGGGAATGATCCATCTGTTGGTTGAGTTTGGTGACCATCACCGCTTCGATGATCGGCAGCAGTTCCGCTGTGGCGGTGGGTGGCACGCCGAGCGCATCGGCGAGGGCCAGTGCGGCCGACAGGTCCCAGCCTGTCACGGCGCCGGGCAGCACGCGCAGCTGGCCACCCAGGCGACCAACAAGGTCCCAAACCTGCCAGCCCTCATAGGTGAGCGGCCGGTTTAGTCTTGCCGGGCAGTCTTGGCACGTCGCTTCGCAGCCCTCGCAGTATCGGTCGCCCCCGCCGAAGGACCATTCGGCGAGAACGCGGAGACGTTTTTTTCCTGTTCCAGCAGCAGACCTTTGGAGACGTAGGTCAACTGAAAAGCTTCGAAGATCGGCCAGATGTCGAGCAGCGCGTTCACAGCTTCCGGGCTGGGTTCGATGGGGCTGCCGTTGGCGTCACCGATGCCCTCCCAAGCCAGCACCGCTCGCCGGGCCAGCGCCTTGGCAAAAGCCAACGCCCGCTCTTCGTCGGAGGCACCGTCGGGCACCGCCTCAACCTTAGGGTCGCTGCGGGTCGCGACCATCAGCGCCGTCGTCAGGGGCCGCAGCTGCACCCGCACGCCGGGTGCGAGCTCATGCCAGCGCGGCGCGTTCATCAGGTCAAGCGTCAGCATCAGTATACCTCAATATCATTGATTAGCGTTGCGCTGCACATCCGACCCACCGTGCTGTCGCGCGCGGCCTGCCAGTCGAAAGTGGCCTGCACACCCTGTGGACCGGAGATCTCAATCCGGGGGCGCGGCAGATAAACGGCGTGCACCGTGAAGGTGAAACTCGCGCCCGAGGGCAGCACATAGGCGAACGTGAGCTCGCAGGGATCACCGTTGAAGGCCTGCGTCACCAGCGTGCTGTCGGCAAAACGGACCTCGATCGAGCCGGTCAGCGCCGCAATGGACGGGTCCGCCCCGTCGATACGGCCGTCCGAGCGGATGGTCTCAATCCGGTCGAGGTTGTTGGTGTAGGTGATGTCCACCGACACGACATTGCCAATGGCCGAGCCGTTGCGCGTGATCGCCCCGTTAAAATGACCGAACCGTTTCAGTTCCAGCGGTGCAGGTGTTCCAGCGCTGGTGGTCGTGCCCACCGTCTCGCCCTGTGCCACGAGGCGGGCCGTCGCGGTCAGCAACCCCGCGCGCTGCATCTGCCAGCTGATCTGGTCGAGCACGCATCCGGAATACATCGCAAAGCGCGGCACCTCCGGCATGCCGGTCTCGATTGACATTGAGGGCAAGGTCCAGCCGCCCGAGCGGAACTCATGGGTGTAAGGCCCCACGCCAGAAGTGATCGGATCCCCGAAGGCCGCCTTCAGCCAGAACCCGAAAGCCTCGGCATCCATCGGCACAACCACATCGCCATCCGCCGTCACCGCGTCCTTGATCGGGGCCAGCGGATCGCGGCCATAACCCAAGAGTTCGCTGTTGAGTAGCGGCTG